ATTCAAACAGCGTCTCCAATCAGGGAAGAACTTTTGAATAAGTTCAGCAATGACTTTCATTTCAAACTCAACATTCTCGTAACCAAGAATCTGATTGATACGTTTGAAGAACTGTCCTGCTAGTTGTTGTTTATCTTTACCGCTTACTCCGAAGTCAACGACTGCACACCGCGAGTGCAGAGGTTCAATAATTCGGTTCTTGTAATTGCAGGTGAAGATAAAACGACAGTTTTTCTGGAACTCTTCAATGCTTGCGCGGAGAAGGAGTTGTACATCATTAGTCGTGTTATCCGCCTCATCAATGATAAGAACCTTGTGCTTGCTAGTAGAAGTAAGAGAGACAGTAGAAGCAAACGATTTTGCTTGATTGCGAACAGTGTCAAGAAATCTGCCTTCGTCTGACCCATTGATAACATAATAGTCTGCTCCAAGTTCTTCACACAATGCTTTTGCTACAGTGGTCTTTCCAATACCTGGTGGACCTGACAACAAAAGGTTTGGGATTTCACCATTGTCAAGGAAGGATTGAAAGTTAGTCTTGACATTATCAGTCAGAATACAATCATCAATTTTGCGTGGGCGATACTTCTCTACCCACAGGAAATCATTTGCCATCTTCAATAAATTTGGAGTCAATAGTGTGGATGTTATAGTTCACACTGATAATAGTTTTCCTCGTATCTCCTTTGATAGGAGGTGAACGATGTGGAAAGTGTGCAGGAAATACTACAATATCCCCTTCTTGTGCCTCTGGAGTATAACGCTCCTTCACATGGGGTATCCAGAATTCAGTTACATGTGGTTCTGGCATCTCCAAATAGTATACCATACTAAAATTAGAAAGTCCATGAGCATGCCACCCATGGGTATCTGATTCATAGTATTGCTGATACCATCCATTATACAAGGAGAAATCTCCTAGTGCATAACGTTCATGTAGTTCATGATAAAACTCGGTTAGATTTGAATGAAACAATGTAAGATAATGTTTCTCATGCAGATCTAACCCTTCATAATAATCAGTCTTTGCAATCTGGTCTTTACCTTTAACATATTCTTTGCCCTTAGAATGCTCAATACTTTTCAGTAAAGCACCCTTTATTTCATTGTGAAGAGCAAATCTATGTGTCCAGATCATGCGTTTGGTTCCAATGCAATCCAGTAACGTACGTTTTCTCCTTCAAAGAATGCTACGTTATGCTTACTCACTGTGACTTTATAATCACAAAGGAGAAGTTTCAAGTTCTCAATCTTAAAGCAATAACAGAATTCATCTTTAGTCTCGCCAACTTCCATTGAGAAAGTGTTGGAGGTTTCATTCTTCTTATCAGTAACACACAGTTTCAGCATACCATTCTCACCATACAGACACAGGTCAGGAACCTGATATACTGCTGCTGCACGTTGAAGTGACTGAAGTGTTCCTGCTTCAAGAGTAAAATGTACATCCTCAGAAGGCATCTGCAGTTCTTTATCAGGAGGTTGTACGATCACATCAGGATCAGCATAGAAGAAACGAGTCTTAGAACGACCACTACTATCACTCACAGCAAGATACTGAGAATTACTAGTATCAAACTGAGGTTGATCAAACAGACTCAAACAACCTAGGAATGAAGACAGATCGTAGATTGAAATCTGACTATCAAAAGACTCTTGGATCTCAGCAGTGCTCATAATATTTTTATTGACACTGATAGTGCTGAGTTTACTACCAGGTTTAATAACAATAGACTTATTGATACTGCTGAAGTTCTTCAGAATGTCAATAGTCTCTTTAGAAATAACGGTCATCGGTTAGGGTAATCTTCGCGGTTGTTAGATTGGTCGCTGAAATGAAGGAGCAGCAAACCATAGTGTAAAATCTTAATGATGTCACGTCGGGCAGTTCCCTTCTTATCGTAGCGAGAAGCATATTTGAGAATGTTGCTTCTACAAAATGCTTCTGCATCGCCACAGGCATCAATCAGATCTAGCGTCTGAATTTTATCAGTTGCATAGTGCTGATTGTATGTACCTGCAATGTAGTCACGAAGTTCCTTCAGAAGGGCATCTTCATTATACTTCATTATCAAAATTAGAATTCTCTTCTTGATTAGTATAATCCATTTCTTCTCCTGCGTCAACCTTTGTGTACAAATCTAGGAAAGAATTTTTAGTATCGTCATCAAAACGATTGACACAACTGGTAACTGCCTTCAAACGATCACCAAAGATCTTGTATGCCTGAGCAATATGAACCAAGCGACGAGTAGTAACGATCTCGTCTACACCACCATCGTAGAATGTTTTACGGATAGCGTTTGCCCACTTGACTAGGTTATCTGCGAACTCTGTATCGCAACCTACATTGCTGAGGATCTTCTGCTCAATCTTAACAGTTGGATAGGATTGCTCAAAAGTGATGGGGAAACGCTCCAAGAACGCTTCGTTGAGTACGTTGGTGCCGATAAAACGTCCATCATCAGAACCCTTGCCTTTCGTGTTGGCAGTAGCAATAACCGTGAACCCTTCAGTAGGACGGACGTAACGACCGATCTTCTTGAGGAATACACCCTTGCCTTCAAGTACACTCTGAAGACAAAGAATCTTGTTAGAAGCCAAGTCCAACTCATCAAGGAGAAGAACAGCACCTCGCTCAAGAGCCTCAATGACAGGACCATTATGCCAAACAGTATCACCATTGACCAAACGGAAACCTCCGAGCAAATCGTCTTCATCAGTTTCAATAGTAATGTTGACACGAATCAGTTCGCGTCCTGCTTTCGCACATGCTTGCTCAACTGAGAGAGTCTTACCATTTCCAGATAGTCCAGTGATAAACGTTGGATAGAATACTTTGGATTTAATTACTTTATGGAGATCGTTGAAGTTACCGAAAGGTACATATGTTTTATCTGTTGCAGGCACCATGCTCACAGTATGAGTTGCAGCAGGTGCTTCATATGCTTGCTCCAATTCTTGAACACTAAGGTTCCACTTTCCACGACCTGCTTTATATGCATTCAAACGAGCGCATGCAGTACGATAAGAAAGACCCATCTTACGAGCAACAATCTTTACTTCGTTAGCGGTTACTTCTTCTCCAAATTTCTTGGTAAGAGCGTTGACAAGTTTTTCAGTTGTTACTGGTGAAGATGGCATTGGATTTCCTGTTTGTTTATATAATTATTATAGCAGGAAATCTATGTAGGTGCAATAGGGGTGTGACAGTTATTCTACTGTCTCAAACGAACATACCTTTCTCTTTACAGTAGTTCAGAGTTTCTTTTAGATCGCCGATATGTTTTGCCCCGATTGACACTTGAGGGTATGGTGTACCTTTTCCAAACTCTGCTTCAAATGCACGTTGAGTAAAGTGTTGATTGAGTTTGTATTCCAGAAATTCGCCACCTAGTGACTTAAGTAATGATGCAACTCGTTCACACTCCTGACTTCCGTTGCTGTAAATTACTGCTGTGTACATCTGCTCCTCGTGGTAAGTGATCCTTGAACTTATCATGATTACCGTCACCAGGCATTTTACCGTACGCTACATACTGGATTGCCTGCATTGACCCTTCCAATCTTTTTAGGTCATTTTGATTCTTTACATACTCATCGTATGCACTTTGTAACTCTTGATTCCTACTAGAAAGTTGCATTGTACGATTTGTAAATCGCTGAATCAACTGTTCGTAAGATTCTACTTGTTTATTCAACGTGTACAACCCCCACCATACCTGCACCTTGATGAGGACCACAATAGAATTCGTAGTCTCCTACCTCAGGGAATTGAACATCAAACTCTTCACCAGGCATCATAGCAAGTGCATCATGTGAGAGTTCGTCATGACCATCAACAATAACATTGTGTGGTGGTAGCATGTTATTTACAAAGTGAACGGAGTCACCTGCGCTAATAGTAATTTCAGATGGTTCAAATACAAGATTACCATCGTAACCCATTTGAACATCAACTGCCCATGCGGGAGCAGCGAGAAATAGTGTTGCTAAAAAAGTAAATAAAAATTTCATTAGTCTCTTTGTCTCCAATCGTCTGGTTTGTCTCTATTAAACCATTCATTAATATCGTCAGCACCATCAAATCTTGTTTTATATTTGGATGGGTCAGGGTCTCCGAGTCCCATCCTATTCAGAAAATCATCGGTGCTGCCCTCCTGAATATCTTGCGATGCCTGCCGACGTGCTTGACGCAACCATTCACGAGCAGTGGTATGTCTCTTGGCGAGTTTTTCTGCCCAGATCATGTCATCCAGAGGAACTTCTTTTTTGTTTGCGATTTTCTTACAGATACCTTCTAGTCTAAGACGATATGCAGTAGATAGCATTTTATTCTTGAGATAATTTATCAGTCAATTTCGCAATCTTATCATATTCTGCTATAGCAGAGGATGCTTTTGCGTTCAGTATGTCTAGAATATCTTCATAGATGATACTGATGTCAGCATCGTCCTCAAGATAAGTTTCTAGTGCCTCTTTTAGATATCTCTTACGAGTCCATTGAGGTGAGTATGGTTTGTAATCCATGACAATAGTGTGTTTACTTTAGAGAGTCAGTCGCAATTGAATGCTGATCTGATCCTCCGCTCTGTGTGGGTATAGGATACCCTACCATAAAAGCATTCTTAAATGCTTTTCGGAAATTCATACATGCTTGCATTTGAGTAGCAGCAAAGACATGACCCTTAATGTGTCTGTCTTCGCCTTTATAATAATACTCAAAGTCCCATCGTGTGTTCATGCAATTTGCTCCACGAATTTATTTAGGATAACTTTATTAGTCATCTTTGAACCCATGTGCTTTTTGAATGCACGAGTGATTTCTGCTGCAGTAGCATTCTCACCCTTAGATTTTACAGTGATGTCGTTA